TGGTTGTATGCTGTACGAACTGACAGGAATCTCTGTCAAAAAACTTGTAATTATCATGGCCTGTGAAAATGGAGAATGCGTCGTCTATGAAGAACGAGACAAATCAAAGTACATCAAACTTCTTACCGAGTACATTGGAAAGTTTGTTAGAGATAAACTGGAGGAATATGGAACCAAATAAGGAACTAGAAAAAGTTATAGAAAGTAAATTTCTAACTCCTTCCAAATTTGCCTTGGAGATTGAAAAGATTGTCGCTGAAGAACAATTCAATTACATCGATGCGATTTGTCATTATTGCGAAATTAACAGTCTTGAGGTAGACTCAGTAACGAAGCTCATTTCAAAACCTTTGAAAGAGCGTTTGAAGTGGGATGCTATTCGTCTCAACTTCATGAAGAAAACATCGCGAGCAAAACTACCACTGTAAATAAATACTCCTATAAGAGCTATAAAAATGAAAACCTTCTCTAGTTTTTGTCAGATTATACAAGAAGACAAGAATCAAAAATTTTATAATGAAGTAAAGAGAAGGGCAATTTCACTAGGAGCTAATTCTGTCGAGGCAGATACTATTGCTTCTCAGGCAGCATTAGAAACTGGATATGGTAGATATCCGAGTGGTTCTTTCAACTATTTTGGTCAGAAAGGAACCAGTCGTGAAAATACGACTTCAAAGAGATCAAGAGAGGTTGTGAATGGTCGCAGTGTAATGGTGAATCAACCATTCAAAAACTATGATAGTCTAGATGCTTCTATTGCAGATAGAATGAAAAAATGGAACTATAAAACCAGAGGTTCTGAGAGTGTTCTTCAGGCTGCTCAAAGACTTCAAATTCCTGGTGGGGGAAGAATCCCTGGTTCCAGAGAAGTAAGTCATGGTGCTTATGCGACTGACCCCAAATATGCAACAACAGTTGCTAGTATTGCAAATACTTATGGCGGTCAACCACTTGATATGAAATCAACATTACCAAAACCAATGAAACCAAATAAGAAAGGTGCTCTCAACTCTCCATCACCAACAAGAGTTCTTGCTAAACTTAAAGGAAAAACTGGTGAACTGAATAAGTCTACTGGTAAATTTACTAAAAGAGATTGGTCTTCTACAGAAGGTAGTAGATATAAAAAATATGGAGGAAAGTAATTCTTGAAATTTATTATGTCACCTTTTGAAACATATAAACATTATTTGTCACTAAAAAATCATTTCACAAACCCAAAATACGACTTTTTTCGCTATGGTGCTAACTCACGGGCATCCATAGCGTCTTTTAATAAAAGAAAGGATAAGTATTGGTTTGAGAAAACTTCACGTAAGTATGACGACAGTGAAGTCGTTGACTTCCTTGTATCTAACTTTTCTGCTGCTGATAACCCACAAAACTTATGGATTGGCGAAATTATCAATTCTGGAGAAAGAACATACGCCGAGTGGACGAAACGACGGCAGAGTTCAACCTACTTGTTCAAAGAACAAAGCGGAGAATTACTCTCACAGAACGAATTGGAGAGTCTATTCGATTGCTCCAAGGGACATCCGAAAATTTTGAAGGAATATCTAAGCGGCAGATTGTCTCTAGAAAATTTCGTAATTTACGAAAAAATTTTCCATTTTTGTGAAAAGTTTGATAAAAAACTTACCGATCCAGTGTGGGAAACCGTAAGTCTCAAAGTTAAAAAATATAGTCCCTTCATAAATATTGATGTGTTCAACTACAAGAAATTATTAAGGGACATAGTAAATGAGTGATTTTTTTGAGTCTGATATTATCCAAGAAGAATTGAAAGAAATTAATGATCTCCAAGAGAAGATCTACACAACTGCAATGTCTTTTGGTACTATGTCTCGTGATGATAAAATTGAACATATTGAAATGTTACAGAATTTGCTAGAAAAGCAGCAAGTGATGTACACTAGAGTTTCTCTTTCAGATGACCCTAAAGCGGTTGAGATGAAAGAGAACTTACAGAAGTCTGTTCTGATGATGGGTTTTCCTCCATCAACAGACATAAAGACTTTATTTGATAGTATGAACACAACCATTGAGACTCTCAAGCAATATATTGACAGTTGAGAGCTTCTTCGCTATACTATCCAAGTAAATCTCCCAAATCTAAACAAATCCGAGGTAATCCGAATGTCTTTCGCTGATCTTAAGAAGCAATCCAAATTGGGTTCTTTGACCGCCAAACTGGTTAAAGAAGTTGACAAGATGAACAAAGCAGGTAGTTCTGGAGACGATCGTCTCTGGAAACTTGAGTGTGATAAGAGCGGCAACGGTTATGCTGTTATCCGTTTCCTTCCTGCTCCCAACGGAGAAGATCTGCCTTTCGTTAAGCTGTACTCCCACGCCTTCCAGGGTCCTGGTGGTTGGTATATTGAAAACTCTCTGACCAGTTTGGGTCAGAAGGACCCTGTGTCTGAATACAACACGATGCTGTGGAACAACGGCACCGATGCAGGTAAGGAACTGGCACGTAAGCAGAAGCGTAAACTGACTTACATGGCAAACATCTACGTTGTCAAGGATCCTGCTAACCCCCAGAACGAAGGTAAGGTCATGCTGTACAAGTATGGCAAGAAAATCTTCGACAAACTCACTGCTGCTATGCAACCCGAGTTTGAGGATGAGGAAGCAATCGATCCATTTGACTTCTGGCAAGGTGCCAACTTCAAACTGAAAGCAAAGAACGTTGCAGGTTATCGTAACTACGATTCTTCTGAGTTCGCTGCCCAGAGCGCACTCTTGGACGACGATGACGCAATGGAAGCAATCTGGAAGAAAGAGAACTCTCTCGCTGAGTTCACTGCTGCCGATCAGTTTAAGGATTACGACGCACTGAAAAAGCGTCTAGACTATGTTCTGGGTAACAAAGGTACTCCTAAGTTCCAAGATCAAGAGACTATTGAAACAGAGGAAGAGTTCCGCGCTTCTAACCGTGGTCCTGCTCCTCAGGTGACTTCTACTCCTGGAGATTTCAACGCAGAAGATATCGTTGTTTCTAATTCTTCTAACGATGAAGAAGATGATGCAATGGCATACTTTGCTAAACTTGCTGAAGAGTGATGAAAGATCTCAAGATCCCATTTGCTATTGTTTCCTTCCTGTTAGTTCAGGGAGCAGGTGTAGTATGGTGGTCTTCTCAACTTGACGGTAGAGTAAAGACTCTCGAAGCAGAGAGTCTCTCTATCGCTAGAGAGAACCGCCGATATATTCAAGAGGTAATTATGCCCTCTTATGAAATCAGTGATTCGTGGGACAACCCACACCATAACAACTGGTTGAAATCTGGCGGTTGGAAAGACTGATAAGTGAAAACAGATTACTACATTGACCGTGTAAGTAAATCCGAAGCCGCAGAGTTACTTCTGCGGTTTCACTATTTGAAGGACATATCAAAAACCTTCAAGTCTGGTTACAATTACGGTCTATATAAAAATAACGAATTTTGTCCTCTGAATATTGGGGGCATCCAGGGAGTCTGTATTTTTACAGGTCTCCCTGTTCCAGAAATAGCAAAAGGTGCTTTTGGATTAGAACGTCATGAACAGCAAGGACTCTTTGAACTCTCCAGACTCTGCATTCATCCCAACACTCAGCAAGAAGAGTACAACATTACTTCTTGGTTCGTTGCTAAAGCGATTAAAAAACTTAGAAGAGACACTAGAGTACGAGCTATCATTTCGTATGCTGACAGCAATCTTCATGACGGCACAATTTATCGTGCTTGTAATTTTAGGTATTGCGGTCTATCAGAACCAAAAAAAGATTTCTTCTTTTCAGATGGCACCAAACATTCTAGAGGAAAGATTGGAGATGCGGAAGGAGAATGGAGGGATCGATCCCAAAAACATCGGTATGTGATGATCTTTGATAAGAGTTTAGAACTCTTATGGACCAAGCAAACGGGTATTGTCAGTAATCGATAGTCTAGAATCAATTTTGCGACTATTATCATCGTAGCGCATAATATCCCTCATATCATTCAAGAATAGTTGTAGATATGATGGTTTCATTAATTCAATTTGTCTCTTTTTCTCATTCTCTATAGTTTCATACTCATAATTATTAACAGCAGTTACTGGACTAATATTTGCACTAACTGCTTTGTAGTCAATATTTGTAGATTCTGGTCTTACGCCAACATAGAAGTTTCCATTAATAGAAGCATCATATGGAGTTGGAATTGTAAAAGATTGATCTACAATCTGTCCTGCTGGTAAAATTAATCGATCATTTTTATCTCTAACTTCAATGGTCTCATAGTGGTGAACGTCATTCATCTCTGTGAGACCATACTTATTTTCAACGTACCTGTAGAGATCATAGTTAGAAAGTGGCCATTCATCTTTAATATTAGTAATACCTGCGGTCAGGATCACAACCCAATCTAAATCTTGTTGACCATAGAATATCTCTGCGACATTATCTGGTCGCTGCATATCTAAAATGGTATACTTATCAAAAAAAGAAATTTTATCAGTAAGATAGTCTTGAAGTTTGACTCTACGGAATATATTTTTAATCAGCACATAGTCTCTTGAAGAAACTTTGTCTAAAAGATTTGACTGATATAAAAGATTTGGTAGTTCTCTAAAATAAGACATTAGTAACCTACACCTCCTACTGCAGAATCTGGTCCTATTGGTCCTGCCCCAGCATAACCATCATAATCTTCGGCATAAATTGGATTGATTTCTTTGAATGCACAGGTAACTTGCATATGAACTGGGGTACCATCTGGATAAGTTGCATATGTTCCAGACGCCGTGTAGTTAACACTCAATTGTGCTAAAGAACATAGTTTAAATTTATTTAAGAATGGATGATGTTCATTACCAGTAATATATTGTAATTCAAATACTTGAGGCGATTGAATAAACACATTCGATGGACTTCCTTTTTTAGGAGTCATCGACGCTTTTAAACATCTAATAATTCCCATCACTTCTCTTGCTTCTACTTGATCTCTTGGGGTAAAATCAAAAACAAAAGGAAATGTTCTAAGAGTTACACCACTAAACAGAAGTTCAAGATTTGACTGTAAAATCTGACCAGTTGCTCTAGAAATTAATGAGTTGGCATTTACATTGGCACCTAAAGCATTGAGTGCTTGTCCACTAAGAGCTGATTGTATTGTTGATTTGGTATTTTCGTCTAACCCACTAACATTGCCGTCTATAAGTGCTTTCGCAATATCTGAACCAGATCTAAAAAACTTTGCAGGATCTTTTATTAATTCACTAGTAGCTTGTAGTCCAACAGCTTGTAGTGGATTTAATGTATCCTCCGAATATGCTACAGCTAATGAGTCGGTTATTTGTTGAGGTATTGGTAAGTAGATATTCTTTACGTTTTTCTTTTTTACCTTGCCACGATTGTTCATGAAAAAGTCAGTTGCTGCTGTAATACCCAGTTTTTCAAGGTTTACACCTGATACATATTTTTTGCCTTTTTTGGTTCCTTTATCTCCTGTTGAATATTGAACGAGATCTTCATCAATATTAAAAAGATTACTGCCAGTATCACTCATTCTGAACTGGTCAAATATTGTTATAAGTAATGCGTCTGTGGTGTTTGACAGCGCCTCTCTAGGATATCGATAAACCTCTGGTCCAGTATTATTGTTAACAGGATTAAGATCCTTTTTAAAAAATGCAGCGTCTTTTGGTGAGAGTTTTTCTGTCGATTTAGCAGCATTCTGTGCTTTCTGTGCAGAAGGTCTTACCTGTTCATTTCTACCTCTAGTAATATTACTAATTCTAGTGTTTGCCATTTAGATGGTTTTTACTTATTTAGCCACCAACTTTAAAATCTCTAATAGGTAGCATCATAACATCTCTAAGTTCTGATGGATAAATTTCGTAGATGCCATCAGATATAACCTCACTAGCAAGATAATTTCTTATTGATTGACCTTTACCCAACCAGTGAAAATTCTGACCTACCCAACCATTATCCGATAAGTTTCTTATTTGCACTACAGGGTTTCTGTCATATCTGATGCCTGGAGTTATTGCAACGTATTTGTAAACGTATAACTTTCCTGGGATTGGCGCATCAGATTTTTCCAGGACTTCAAGGAGTTGATCCATAACGATATCAGGGTCTCTAACACCGATTACCTTATTTGTTACTACACGAACTCTATTACGATTTTCATCGGTATCTGTGGGTCTCTGAGACGCCTCTGCTGCTGCCTTTGCTGCCCTTTGTTCAGCGAGTTTTCTTCTTTGTGACTGTAAGAGTGTTTCTCTCTTTTTACGTGCCATTACTTGATACCAAGTTCTTTTTCCGTCATAACTTTGAATTCCCACATCCTATCTTTACAGTATTCCTGTGCTGCTTTCCACTTTGCCTGATTCTTTGCATATTCAAATGCCTCACTCAGATATTTCTTTGTCTGTCTTTTAGGTTTAGGTGGAGGAGAACACTGCCTCATTGGTTTTACTTCAATGAGAGATGATCGGATTTTACCGTTTACATCTTTATATTTGATGAAGAAGTCTGGAAAGTAACGATGAACCTTATTATCGATAGGAGAACGATATGGAATACAAAACTCTTCTGACTGCCACTCTAAAATGTTTGAATTGTTATCGCAGTAGACCATAAACTTGCGCTCCCAAAGGGAACGATATACAATATTGGTCGGATCACCCTTATATTTTTTAGGATAGGAAGGTCTGTATTTTCCCTT